AACTTTCAACAGCGGAAAGTCTGTTGAGATTTATTCTGTTAGTGGTTCAAACATCTCAGTAGTTGGAGATACAATTGCTGTTGGCGATACACTAGCAGAAGTAGGAGATGGCATTAATGCCTTCACAACTAATGCCGCAACAGAGGCAGGAAGAACTCCTGATACTTACACCCCCGCTGCTGATGCTAACGGAGCATCATTCCAAGTTGTGGTTGCTGATGCTGGTGGTGGAGTTGGTGGTGCTGTTACAGTAACTCTCCTAACTGCTGGTTCAAATTACGCTGCTGGAGATACAATCACTCTTGCTGGTGCTGATATTGGTGGTGGTTCAGATATTGTTGTTACTGTTGGTTCCGTTCTTGATCCAGATGCTGAAGTTCTTACAGCAGTTGCTTGGAACTACAATACACAAGAAATTGGTTCAACTGGTTTAACTTACAAAGCAATTGCTCCACGTCCTGGAACATCAGCATTTGCTGCTGAACGTTATCTTTCATACGACGAAGTTCACGTTGCTATTGTAGATGAAGCAACAAATACAATTGTAGAGCGTCTTACATATCTTTCAAAACTAGCAGATGGTAAGTCACCAGAGGGTAATTCAACTTACTGGAAAGATTATGTAAATGAGTTTTCAAGATACGTTTATGCTGGTGTTGATCTTGCTTCCGCAGAACTAACTGCTGGCGGTGAAGATCCTGGTGCATCCGCAGCATCCTATGGTGCAACTGCGGTTGCTCCAAAATCTCTTGCAAGAATTCTACCTACTGCAGGTGGCGCTTTATCAGGCGGTGAAGATGATTATTCTTATACACCTGGAGAAATTCAAGCAGCATACGATCTATTTGGCGACACAGAAGCAACCGAAATTGATTTCGTTCTAATGGGCGGATCAATGGGTACTGAGGTAGACACAACAACTAAAGCATCTGCGGTAGCAGCAATTGCTAATACAAGAAAAGATTGTATTGCATTCATCTCACCATATGTTGGCAATCAGGTTGCAACTTCTGGTGGTGTCGCACTTTCTTCTGCACAACAGCTAGAAAATACAATTAGTTTCTTTGATAGCATTGGATCTTCTTCTTATGTTATTTTAGACAGCGGTGTTAAGTATACTTACGACCGCTTCAACGACAAGTATCGTTATGTTGGTTGTAACGGAGATGTTGCTGGTCTTTGTGTTTCAACTTCCGCAGTTCTTGACGACTGGTTCTCACCAGCAGGTCTAAATCGTGGTGGTCTGCAGAATGTTGTGAAGCTCGCTTTCAATCCTAATAAGGCACAGCGCGACGATCTATATACCAACAGAATTAACCCAATCGTTTCATTCCCTGGTTCTGGTCCAGTTCTCTTTGGTGACAAGACTGCTCTTGCTTCACCTAGCGCATTTGACAGAATCAATGTTCGTCGTCTCTTCCTCAATGTTGAGAAGAGAGCAAGAGCACTTGCTGAGGCAGTTCTGTTTGAGCAAAACGATACTACAACTCGTTCTGGTTTCGCTGCTTCTATCGGTTCATACCTATCTGAAGTACAAGCACGTAGAGGAGTTACTGACTTCTTAGTTGTTTGCGATGAAAGCAATAATACCCCAGAGATTATTGATAGAAATGAGTTTGTTGCTGAACTCTACCTCAAGCCAACACGCTCTATCAACTATGTAACAGTTACTGTAACTGCTACAAGAACGGGCGTTACTTTTGCTGAAGTTGTCGGTAGATAATTAGTAATAGAGAAAAAACATCACAGAGGTAAAAACAAATGGCATCGTCAAACGTAAGTCAGTTTCTAAGCACTATTGGTCAGGGCGTGAAGCCCAACATGTTCCTGATCAATGTTCAGTTCCCAGCTGCAATTGCTCTACAAACTGAAGATCAAAATCTTACAAATATTCTTTGTAAGTCAGCAGCACTTCCTGGTTCAAACCTAGGAGTTATTGAAGTTCCTTTCCGTGGAAGAACTGTAAAGATTGCAGGTGATCGTACATTCGACACCTGGACTACTACATTCTTCAACGACAAAGACTTTAAACTTCGTGGATTCTTTGAGCAGTGGGCAAACAGCATCAACACTCATGAGGGCAATACTTCTCCTCTATTTGTTCCAAATAACTCAGAAGGTTATATGGCAGATCTTCAAGTTGATCAACTTGAAAAAGATGCTAGCGAAGAAGGTGCTATCCTAAGAAGATACATTCTTAAGCATTGTTTCCCAACTAATGTTTCTCAGATTGATCTTGCTTATGATAGCAATGATCAGATTGAAGAGTTTACTGTTGAGTGGCAGTATTCATACTTCACCGCTGAGGGAGGAACCAGAGCTGGAGTTTCTAACATAGGCGTAGTCTGATAAATAGTTGAACGCTCAATTTGAATAGATAATCATGAGTCAACTATTTGGCTTCCAAATCAATAGAAAGGAGGGACAGAAGGGGCAATCCCCTGTCCCTCCTTCTGCTGATGAACCCATCGCCGTTGCCGCTGGTGGGTATTATGGAACATATGTAGATACGGATAATCAAGCTCGTAATGAGTTTGAAATGATTCGTCGTTATCGTGACATGGCAATTCACCCAGAAGTAGACAGTGCAGTAGATGAAGTTGTAAACGAATTTATTGTAAGTGATGCTTACGATAGTCCTGTAGAAATCAACTTAGATAATCTTGAAGTTGGTTCAGGAGTAAAAAATAAAATTCGTAGTGAGTTTGATTATATCAAACGTCTGTTAAATTTTGACAATCGTGCGCATGAGATTGTCAGAACTTGGTACATTGATGGTAGATTATTTTACCACAAAGTTATAGATCTAGATAATCCAAAGAAAGGTATTACGGAACTTCGTTACATTGATCCAATGAAGATCAAGAAGGTTCGTCAAAAAATTGACAATACTCCAAAAGATTCTCTTGCTCGTGCAGCAATTAAAGGCACAGCACTTGAGTATGAATATGGTACATTTGTTGATTACTATCTTTACAATCCAAAAGGTTTTTACAAAGGCGGAGTTCTAGGACCAATTGGTGATATGTCACTTTCACAAGGTGTGAAGATGGCAACAGATTCAATCACCTTTGTTCCTTCAGGTCTACAAGATCTAAACAAGAGAATGGTTCTTGGTTTTCTACACAAGGCAATCAAGTCACTCAATCAATTGAGAATGATTGAAGACAGTCTCGTTATCTACAGATTGTCTCGTGCTCCAGAGCGTAGAATTTTTTACATTGATGTTGGCAATCTACCTAAGGTAAAAGCAGAACAATATCTTCGTGACGTGATGGCACGTTACAGAAACAAACTTGTATACGATGCTTCAACAGGAGAAATTCGTGATGATAAAAAGCATATGTCAATGCTTGAAGATTTCTGGCTCCCTCGCCGTGAAGGTGGTAGAGGAACTGAAATCACTACACTCCCAGGCGGTCAGAACCTTGGTGAACTCAAGGATGTTGAGTATTTCAAAAAGAAACTTTACAACTCCCTCAATCTCCCCCCTTCCCGCCTTACGGATGACAACAAAGGGTTTAATCTTGGTAAGACCACAGAGGTTCTCAGGGATGAACTCAAGTTTACTAAGTTCATCGGTCGTCTCCGCAAGCGATTCAGCGAACTATTCCACGATATTCTCAAGACCCAACTAATTCTCAAGGGTGTTATCTCACCAGAAGATTGGGATGACATGAAGGAGCATATCCAATATGACTATCTGTTTGACAATCATTTCAATGAACTAAAAGAAATTGAAATGATGAATCAGCGTATGATGTCTGTAACTCAAATGGATCCATTTGTAGGAAAGTATTTCTCCATAGAGTATGTTCGTCGTACTATTCTCGGACAGAAAGACAAAGAGTTTACTGAAATGGATAAGCAAATGCGTAAAGAGATTGACGCAGGACTTGCTATTGATCCAGCACAAACAAATATGTTGGATACTATGTCTCAGCAAAACACCGCATTCCAACCAGAGATCGGTGAAATTCAGGCACAAGATTCTGCGGAAAGAGAATCTGAAACTGCTGATGATAATCTAGATCGTGAACTGAAAAAAATGAAAGCGCAGCCTAAACCTACGCCAAAGTCTAAATAAAATATACTAATTTATAAATCATGAAAGAAAATACTGAATTTGATTTATTTCAAGGAGAAGTAGACATCGTTAATAAAATTTCTAATAACGATAGAGCTTCTGCTATTGATGCTATTCAAGATCTTTTGTTTGCCAAAGCATCTGATGCTATGGCAGATTATAAAAAGATTGTAGCAGATACATTCTTTGACGAACCAACCGAAACAGAAACTACCGATGAAACTGATAACGGAACAGATTGAAGACGTTCGCATTCTCACCGAAGAAAAGAACGGAAAAAAACTTCTTTATATTGAAGGTGTATTTCTTCAATCAGAACTAACAAATCGTAATGGTCGCAGATACCCATTTGATATTCTCAACCGTGAGGTACAGAGATACAGTGAAGAGTATGTAAAAACTAAGCGTGCTTTAGGAGAACTAGGTCATCCCGATGGTCCTACTATCAATCTTGATAGAGTATCACATAGAATTGTGAGTCTTCATGCCGAAGGTAATAACTTTATGGGAAAGGCGCAAATCCTTGATACTCCCATGGGTAAGATTGCCAAGTCACTTTTAGATGAAGGTGTTCAACTTGGTGTTTCTTCACGTGGCATGGGAAGTATTGATAAGCAAGAAGGTATTTCGGTTGTCCGTGATGATTTCATGCTAACTACTGCTGCTGATATTGTAGCAGATCCTTCTGCTCCAGATGCATTTGTAAATGGAATTATGGAAGGTAAAGAGTGGGTATGGGATAACGGTATTTTGAAAGAAGCAAAAGTTGATAAATACCGCAGATACATTGACGAGTCACGTCGTGATCTAGAAGCGAGAACCCTCAAGGTATTTGAGGATTTTCTCGGAAAACTTTGATTTATAAATAAATTTAGATTAATTATACGGAAATTACGAGGTAAACTCAGATGTCAGATATGCTAAACGAAAAATTTGAGGAGTTCGTTACCGAGCAAAAGGTGATTGTGGAAGCTGGCGATCCAATGCCAACGGTTTCTGCTAACGTTATCCCTGGCACTGGTAGTGAACCCTCTCAGGTTTCTGACGTACAGACTTCAGGGTCTGGCGGTAAGGATCCTATGCCTTCAGTTCAACCAGGAGTTGCTCCTGGACAATCTGCTCCTACAGATCTTGGTGGAACTTCCACTACTCCTAATGAGCACGATGATGATGGCGAGGAAAATCCTGGCGCTAAAGCGGCAGCACCAGTTTCGCAAGATGGCAGTGTTACTTCAACTGCTGGTAAGCCTGGCAAAGACCCAATGCCTTCAATTGGTGCCGATGTAGCATATGCAACAAGCACAGGTCCTGCAGTTACTTACCCAATCAAGCCTTCATTTGAATCGCTTGACATTTCCGCTGATGTAAATGCTCTCCTAGAGGGCACAGAACTCTCAGAAGAATTTGCAGAGAAAGCAAAGACAATCTTTGAAGCTGCTGTAAAAGCAAAAATCTCTGAAGAGTATGACAGACTTGTAGAACACTTTACCGCTGAGTTTGATAAGCATTTCGTTGCAGTTAAGAACGAGATGGCAGAAGAAGTCAACGGTACTGTGAACTACGCTATCGGTCAATGGATGGAGCAAAATCAAGTTGCTATTGACCGTGGCATTAGAAATGAGATCACCGAAGACTTCATTGCAGGTCTCAAGGGTCTCTTTGAAGAGCACTATATCTCAATCCCAGACGAGAAAGTTGATGTGGTTGAAGGTATGGCTGACACAATTCGTGAGATGGAAGAGCGCCTAGACGAACAGGTCAAGGCAAATGTGAAACTACAAAATCGTCTTAATGAGTCTGCAAAACTCAATATTCTGTCCACAGTGTCAGAAGGACTAGCAGATACTCAAAAAGAAAAACTCGCAGCTCTCGCAGAGGGTCTAGAGTTTGTTTCTGAAGAAACGTTCACCAAGAAGGTCAAGACCATCAAGGAGAGCTACTTCAAAGAATCAATCGCTGCCCCCGCAGAGGTTGCTGATGAAACTCCAGTAGAAGGAAGCGAAGATATGAATCCAGTAATGGCACAATATCTTCAGGCACTTAATCGCTGGAATTCCTGATAATTACTAAACCTTACTTTTTTAAACGGAGCAAAAAATGTTTAACGCACAAGCTCTGACAGAAAAGTGGTCACCTGTTCTAGGTCATGAAGGTGCTGGCACCATCAAGGACAACTATAGAAAAGCTGTTACCGCTGTTCTGTTAGAAAACACAGAAAGACAACTACGCGAAGAGCGTGGTATGATCAACGAGGCAAGCACCGTTGGTGCTATCAGCGCAACTGGTGGTCAAGCACTAGGCGGTTCAGGTCTTGACACCAAGACTGGTGGTCTTGCAGGTTTTGATCCTGTAATGATCTCCCTAATCCGTCGTGCTGCACCTAACCTTGTAGCATACGACATCTGCGGTGTTCAACCAATGAGCGGTCCTACTGGACTAATCTTTGCGATGAAGTCGCACTACAACAACAGAAGCGGCGCAGAAGCTCTATACAACGAGCCTGATGCAAACTTCTCCAGCAACACTCAGGGTCCTGCTGCATACAACGATCCAGTTTCACCTCTTGGTGATGGTGGTGTTACAGATGCTAACCCTGGTCTACTTAACGACGCTACTGGTGGCACTGTTACCGAGGGTAACTATGAGCGTGGTAACTACAACTCTGCTCAAACCACTGTTGGTATTGCAAGAGAAGATGCAGAACTTCTTGGTTCAGGTGCTAACCTTCTCTTCAACGAGATGGATTTCAGCATTGAAAAGACTGCTGTTACTGCAAAGACCAGAGCTCTACGCGCTGAGTACACTCTAGAACTCGCACAAGACCTCAAGGCAATCCATGGTCTTGATGCTGAGCAAGAGCTTGCTAACCTTCTTTCCAGCGAGATTCTTGCTGAAATCAACCGTGAGGTTGTTCGTACCGTTTATCGCGTTGCTAAGCCTGGTGCTCAGAACAACGTTGCTAACCGTGGCGTATTTGACCTTGACGTTGATTCAAACGGTCGTTGGTCAGTTGAGAAGTTCAAGGGTCTAATGTTCCAGATTGAGCGTGATGCTAACGCAATCGCTCAGCAGACTCGTAGAGGAAAGGGCAACTTCATCATCACTTCTGCTGATGTTGCTTCTGCTCTCGCTATGTCTGGTACTCTTGACTACTCTTCAGGTCTAAGCGGTGCTGGTGGTCCTTCCATCGGTGAAGTTGATGACACTGGTAACCTCCTTGTAGGAACCATGAACGGTCGCATTAAGGTCTTCGTTGATCCTTATTCGGCAAACGTTTCCAGCACTCACTACTATGTTGTTGGTTACAAGGGTTCTTCACCATATGACGCAGGTCTATTCTACTGCCCATATGTTCCCCTCCAGATGCTCCGCAGCATTGATCCTGAGACCTTCCAACCTAAGATTGGTTTCAAGACTCGCTACGGCATGGTTGCTAACCCATTCGTTACTAACTCTGGTACACCTGACGCTGAGGCACTTACCCACAGCATCAACCAGTACTACAGAAGAGTACGTGTTGCAAATCTTATGTGAGTCATATTCACAAAACAACACAGGGGAGTCTTCGGACTCCCCTTTTTTGTAAATACATATAGTATCCTGTAAAGTTATGCCACGAGGTCGTATGAATAAAGTTGACATTCTAGCACGGGTCTATAAAATGAAGACCGAACTCTACAATGGCACACATTATGCCAAAGA